TTTGTAGTTCATCTTTCTATTGACTTGTATATAGGATTCTGCTAGAAAGTCAACATGAAAGATAAAGAAAGTATAGATCTTATGGAAATAAGAATAAATAAACCGCCTAGTGTTTATGTTGTGCAAGAAATTGCAGGCACAAGAGAAGGTCGTCCTAAATTTAATATCATGGGGGCCGCCCAATATGGCAATTTAAAATTTTTATTAGATGAAAGATCACAAATTATATTTTCTCCAGGTCCGTTAATATTTAAATTAAGAAGTGCCTTAAGACATTTTAAGCCTACAGATTATTTGCTATTAACTGGAGACCCTGCTATAATAGGTGTAACTTGTAGCATTGTATCAGAGTATACAAACGGCAGGTTTAATTTATTAAAGTGGGACAAACAAGAACGAAGATATTATCCCATTGAGATAAATCTTTATGAAACAGGAGCAAAGAATGACGATTGATTTCGAGAAAGATCAAGAAGAAGTATTGGATAAAACAACCAATATAAATAAACTAGCAGACAAAATAAAAGAAATGCAGGTAGTTCAAAAAGCTATTGCATTAGATGAAGAACAAATCAAACAAAAGAAAAAACATTTAGAATACCTTTCTGGTGAAGTAGTACCAACAATGTTATCTGAGATGGGTTTATCTTTTTTAAAACTACAAGATGGATCATCTGTAGAAGTAAAAACAAATTACAGCGCCACTATTACACAAGCAAATAAGGAAGCGGCGTTTAACTGGCTTCGTGAGAATGGCCTGGGCGACATAATCAAAAATGAGATATCCGTGTCGTTCGGTCGTAACGAGGATAACAAGGCGGCTGATTATGCCGAACTTGCAAAGGGTCAGGGTCTCGAACCTCAGCAAAAACTGAAAGTAGAGCCCATGACTCTAAAAGCGTTAGTCCGTGAGCGTATGGAGGCAGGTAAAGAAATGCCAACGGAACTTTTCAACA